GATCCAGAAATGACCATTCCACAGATGCTTACGTTTTTAGAACTGTCTGAATGGTCTTTAGACAATCCACCAAGCGTTACTGAGCTTGGCAAAACAATGGGTTTAGAAACCACTACCACTGCAGGAAGCAGAAACATCATGGCATGGTGTGATCTAAACAGAAACAAAGAGAAAGGATTTGACTTCATGGAAACTAAGGAGAATCCTGCATATAGAGTTCAGAAGAAGGTCTATATGAAACATGGAGGTCATCTCTTTAAGGAAAAGCTATTAAGGATTCTTGATTCGGAGGACTAATATGGCAGTTACACAAAGAGGACAGAACTACCAAGCTGTTCTGATGCTGCGAGGACAACGCTACAGAAAAACATTTCCTCAAAAAGGAGATGCGGAAGCTTGGGAAAAGAAAATAAAGTTCTCAATCCTTAACAACATTGAAATTAAGGAAACTTCCAAAACTTCTTGGACTTTTCGGAAAGCTGCTGAAGAGTGTATGACTATAGAATGGCTTGGTGAGAAGTCAGAAAAAGAGAACGAAAGCAAAATAAGGTTACTTTCAGAATTCTTTATTGACCACTTTGGTACAGATGAAATTGATATAAACAAAATAGATACTGAAGTCTTAGATAAATTTGTAAAGTACTTTCGCTCTAAAGGAAACTCTGACAGTACTATCAATCGTAAGCTCATGGGACTTTCAAAGATTATGAGATTTGCTCATGACCGTAAAAAGGTTTTGGAGCTTCCTAAGTTTCCTACAAAAAAAGAACAAAAAAATAGAATCAGATATATTTCAAAAGAAGAAGAAATACAACTACTAGATTTCTTTGATTTTTCTTGGGGTTCTATTTATCGTGATTACTATATCGTAGCAGTTGATACTGGTATGAGAAGAGGTGAAATGCTAAAGCTCATCAAAAAGGATATTACTTCTTCAAACGTAATTGTTTGGGATTCAAAATCTGGAAAGTCTAGAGATATTGAACTAACTATAAGAGCTAAAAAAGTTCTTAAACGTATTACACTTGTCCTCAAAGATACAGATCGTGTTTTTCCAATATCGGAGACTCAGTTACGATACTATTTTGAGAAGATGCGGAACACTTTTCCAGAAATGGAAGATGTTACTCCGCATACTATGCGCCATACATTTTGTACTAGATTAGTACAAGGTGGGAAGCCTATCAATGAGGTCAAAGAATTGATGGGACATTCCGAAATAACTACCACAATGCGTTACGCTCACTTTGCTCCAAAAAGAGGCACATCAGATGTTAGTCTGTTGGATGAATTTTCTTCTGGCCTGGAGTAATCTTGAGGTAATTTTGCGGTAATTCTGAGGTAAATTTACCTCAACAAGAAAAACAAAGAATTTTTAGGAATTCATAAAGTATTGAATTTACTCGCCAAAGAAAATGCGGGCGTAACTCAACTGGATAGAGTATCAGACTTCGAATCTGAAGTACTCTATTACAGACCTGCATTTATCCTCTAAATAGGGCATTTTCAACGCTCTATAGGCTTTGTCTAGTATTTTCTCCAAATTGCAAATATTTCTAAAATAATTCTTTGTATTTATGCCTTGAGGTAATCTTGAGGTAAATTTTTTAATCTAATGGAGAATTATTATGAAAGATTGGGAAGCTTGCGTAGCTAAAAACGCAAACCATAAATTTTATTACTATTCAAACTCTCAGGACAAATGGATGTGTTTAGAAGAGATGAATGAAGGTCACTTAATGAATGTTATAAAGAAGATTATAAGGGAAGATTCGCAGCTTCCATTTAGAGTAGAGTTTCTTGATCCTGAAACTCAAAAACCAGTTGGAGGTCAGTATCTAAATCTTACTATGGAATCTTGTATATAATCTTATTTTTTGGAGACTTATGAACATTTTTGAAGAACAAGCAAATCTTGAAGATGAAATGATCCTTACTGGAATTCATAAATTCCAAAAGCAAACTAGGGATGCTAAACAGAAAGGCCATGAAAGTACGAGTTATCATGGAATTCTATTAATGAAAAAGTTGGTTGTTCCACTGTCTAGAGCAATTGATATTTTTATCAGGGAAGATGTCGAGAAACCTGGAAGGGGGAAAGTAATTGTCCCACTCTTGGCAATGTTAGAATCAGATGTAATAGCTTTCATAAGTCTCCGATGTATGATGGATGGAATCAGCTTTCAACAGAAGCTTGTTTCAATCTCTCATTCTATTGGTCAGGCTTTATCGGATCAGGTGAGATTCAATATTTGGAGGACTACAGACAGAAAGTACTTCAAGGGACTCGTTGACAAGCTTGGGAAAACCTCAGCATCAAGGCACTATCGGAGATATGGACTTATCCGTAGGGCTTCAGCAAAGATAGGAGAAGATATACCTGTTTGGTCTGCTGCTGAACGCACCCAAGTTGGTCAATGTGTTATAGACTTGATTATTAAGTCTACTGGATTAGTACGTCTTGGATCAGTAAAACAGATAGGAAAAAAATATTCTTCTTATTCTCTTGTTCCTACTGAAGCTACCTTAGATTTTATTCAGGAAACAATTGAAAAAGGTCAGATGCTTTCTCCTTCTTATCTGCCTATGGTAACTGTTCCAAAAAATTGGACAAACTCAACCAATGGAGGTTATCTAAGTCATAGAGTACCTTTTCTAAAAACGTCCTTCAAGAATCATGGTAACGAAATGAGTTATCATAAGATGGATATGGAATTTCAAACTACTAATGCACTTCAAAAAACCAAGTGGAAAGTAAATAAGCCAGTTTATGATCAAATGGTACTTGCTTGGGAGCAAGAACGGTTGATTGGAGATTTACCAGACAGAAAAGAACTTCCAGTTCCACCTTCTCCTGTTCCAAAAGATCTGAAGAAAGCAGACTTTACAGAAGCTCAAAAGGAGAAGTTCAAGGATTGGAAAGGTAAAGCAACTGTTGTTTATCATGAAAACATTCGTAGAAAGTCAAGAATTCTTCAGTTTATGAGAACTCTTCAGATTGCTGATAGATTTAGTAAGTACGATCAACTCTATTTTCCATATCAAGCTGATTTTAGAGGAAGAAAATATACAATTCCTAGTTTCTTGACTCCTCAAGGTACTGAACCAGCTAAAGCACTCCTGACATTTGCAGATGGTCTTCCAATTGAGGATCAGGAACAGGCAGATTGGTTGGCTATTCATGGAGCTAATTGTGCTGGTGTAGACAAGGTTTCATTTGAAGAAAGAATTGAATGGATAAACCAGAATGAAGAACACATTCTAAAGTCTGCTGAATTTGGTTTAGACTACGATTGGTGGACAGATTTTGATGATGCCTGGCTGTTTTATGCTTTCTGCTTAGAATGGCGAGCATTCAAACGTAAAGGGTTTGGCTATATCAGTCATCTCCCAATAGCTCTTGATGGTTCTAACAACGGCTTACAGCATTATTCAGCTATGTTGAGATGTCCTATTGGAGGTAAAGCAACAAACTTAACAAATGAGCCTGTTCCACAAGACACATATCAGGAAGTTGCTGATGTTGTTGAGAGAGAAATCACCAGACTTTCGGAAGCTGATGAACCGATAGCAAAGTTCTGGAATAAATCTGGAGTAATCAATCGTAAAATGACTAAAAGACCTGTCATGGTTGTGCCTTATGGAGGAACCAGATTTAGTTGTTTGAATTATGTTGAAGAGTACATTGATGATCAGATACGATCTGGAGTAACTTTAGACTTTCCTGAGCATAAAAAAGGAGAATATATCAATTTCCTGACTAATTTGGTTTGGTCTGCGATTTCTGAGGTTGTTATCTCTGCCAGAGAGTGTATGAATTGGATCAGAGACATCGCAAAACGGCTCTCAAAGGAAAATAAAGCTCTTATGTGGGCAACGCCTACAGGCTTGTACGTTTATCAGCATTACAAGGCTTTTAAGTGGAGACAAATAGACACTACAATTGATGGAAAACTATTACGTCCAGTTTTGTTAGAAGAGGACGGTCTTAGAATTGATCCGCAGCGTTCTATTAATGGTTCCGCACCTAACTTTGTTCATTCCCTAGATGCATCTTGTTTGACCTTAACCTTGCATGAGTGCATTAAGGAAGGAATTGATGCTTTTGCCATGATCCATGACAGTTATGGAACTCATGCTCATAACACTCCAAAGCTCGCAAGACTCCTCAGAAAAGCTTTTGTAGAAATCTATACAGATAATGACGTTTTGGCAGATTTTAGAAGCTCTGCCTTGGAAGTACTTGATGATGTTCCTGAACCTCCGAAACGAGGTACTTTAGACATTAATCAGGTACTAGACTCAAAGTATTTTTTCTGTTGATATTACATGCACTTATGTATTATTTGCTAACATTTCCGCTACTATAGGTAAGAAGGAAAGGAATTATGACAGATCTTGAAAGACAAGCTATTGAAATTATCAAATCAGGAGAACCACTTCCTGTTGATATATATATAAATCTTAATAATTCAGGAATAGATCCTGATTTTTTAATTAAACATTTTAGCGCAAAGGAGGAGGAAGAAATAGAAGAAGATCAATTAATACTTATAAATAAATTTCAAACCTTATTAGGAGAACAAAAATGAGTAATTTAAAATTAGTAAGTCCTGTTGCTCAATGCAAATGGGTCAACGTAAAAACGCCACATCCAGAATATGATGTGTTTCAAATCAATCTTCTTCTTCCAGCGGATTCTGAGGAAGCCCAAAAGTGGATGGAAGATATTGATGGTTGGATTCAGGATGAAAAGAAAGCTTCAGGAGCAAAGAAGATTTCGGAGTATCCACCGTACAAAGAAGACGGTGATAACATTCTCTTCAAGTTCAAGCAGAAAGCTTCTTTCAAAGGAAGGAACGGAGAAGCAAGACCAGTATCAATCATGGTTGTAGATGCAGAGATGAAGCCTTGCAACGTGGATATTGGATGGGGATCTAAAGTTAAGGTTTCTTACTCTCCAATTCCGTATACGGTCAATGGAAAATCAGGAGTGACTATGTATTTCAATGCAGTTCAAGTTATTGAGCTTGTTGAATATGAGTCTCAAACTGGTTTTGAAGTTGAGGACGGTTACAAAGCTGAGGAGACTCCAGAGAATCCGTTTGTGGCAGAGACTTCTAATACGGAGATGGCAACCAGTGCCGATTTCTAATAAGTACAGAAGTGATCTAGAAGGTCAGGTAGCAGATCAACTTGAGAAACAACATGTGGACTTTAAGTTTGAACCACATTGGATTCGCTATTCAATTGAGAAGAAATATAAGCCTGACCTTCTGCTTCCAAATGGAATTCTAATTGAGGTCAAGGGATGGTTCAAGTTTGATGATCAGAGGAAACATAAGCTCATTAAACAGCAACATCCTGAACTTGATATTCGTTTTGTATTTCAGAAGATGAACAATAAAGTTCAAGGAGGAAGGTTCACTTGCAAAGAATGGTGTGAGAAATATGGATTTCAATACGCTGAGGCAATTGTACCAAATTCTTGGATTCATGAATAAGGAGAACAATGGGAGAATCACAATGTGTCTCTCACACCTCTTGTCCACGTTGTAACAGCATCGACAATTTAGCCGTTTATGATGACGGTCATAGTTGGTGCTTTACACCAGGATGCGGATATAGAGAAGGTGGAGAACACTCTGAGGACCAAATATTTGAGGAGAAAAATTCAATGGAGTTTATAAAAGGGGAAATTGAGCCTTTAAAGGTACGGAAGCTTACCAAAGCTACAGTAGACAAGTGGAGCTATCAAGTTGGTGAGTTCAAAGGTAAAAAAGTACAGATTGCCAACTACAAAAAGGATGGTCATGTAGTAGCGCAGAAGCTCAGGTTTCCTAATAAAGATTTCCTATTCATCGGAGACACAAAGAATTGTGGTCTGTATGGGAAGCACTTATGGGAAAAAGGAAAGATGATCACCATTTGTGAAGGTGAGATTGATGCCATGTCAGTCTCTCAGGCGCAAGGAAATAAATGGCCTGTGGTATCCATTCCAACTGGAGCAGCAGGAGCTAAACGAGCTATCCAGAATGACTTGGAATACTTAGAAAACTTTGAGTCAGTTATTCTGATGTTCGATCAGGATGATGCAGGACAGAAAGCAATTGATGACTGTGTACAGTTGTTCTCACCAGGAAAATGTAAGATCGCTACTCTTCCTCTTAAAGATCCTAACGAGATGATACAGGCAGGAAGAGGTGCAGAAATAATAAACCAGATCTGGAACGCAAAAAGTTATAGACCTGACGGAATCATTGATGGTAGAGACACTTGGGATCTCGTTAGCACATCTCAGAAAGTTGAGAGTATGCCGTATCCGTTTAATGGCTTGAACAATATGACACAAGGGATTCGTAAAGGAGAGATCGTTACGATTACTGCAGGATCAGGAGTAGGAAAGTCTCAGATCTGTAGAGAGATAGCTTACTCACTCATGTTACAAGATCAGAAAGTTGGCTACTTAGCACTTGAAGAAAACACTAAACGTACTGCGTTAGGATTCGTAGGTTTGTACCTTAATAAGCCTATTCATTTACAGAACGTGGATTACTCTAAGGAGGAGTTGAAAGATGGATTCGACAATGTTTTGGGAACTGGGAATTTGTTTCTCTATGATCACTGGGGGAGTATGGAAATCAACCATCTCTTTAACAAGATTCGTTACTTGGTTAAAGGAGTTGGGTGTACTCACATCATTCTTGATCACATTACCATTATTCTATCTGGTCTTGAAGGCGGTGATGAAAGGAGGATGTTAGATTTTGT